TCGAGAGCGCGAAGCTTACCGCCACTGGCCCAGGAGATGAGAAAGGGTTTACCCCGAAATTCGGGGAGTTTACGTTGGAGTCTGCAGGCCAGTCCGCGCTACGGCTGAATATGGACCCGTGTATTGTTATCCCTCCGAACCACGATGTACGCGCGATTGGCACATCCTCGGCCGCTGCGACTCAAGGTAACTTCGGGTTTTCCGGTTACTTGGCCAGTAGATCTTTATAGCTGACAGCATTGACATATGCTTCGGGTGTGTCCTAACTGGTAGGGAATGAACCGAGAGGCACTATGGGCGACATCTATCCGAAGCCACAATCAGCACCGTCTGTACCAGTCAATGTGATGGACGGCGAGATTTACAAATCCGTGGGGAAGTATGCCCGTGGAGCGGTCCTGTTTGCGTTCGAGCAGATGGGCGGTCCTCCGGCGTTGACGAGGTGGGCCGAGGATAACCCCGACGAGTTCTACACGAAGCTGTTTCCGAAAATTATTGCGAGGGAGAGTGAAGTGACGCACCACAAGACTGTTGATCAGCTGATGGATGTCATTGACGGGGATTACGTTGTTGACGGGGACGAGGAGATCGCTCTGCCTGCCGGTACGACATACGAGCCGCTGGCACACAACTGGAACACCAGCAACGACGGGATACTCGACGTTGACGCGCTCTCGGAGGTCGGGTTCGAGCCTGACTTCGACCCGTCCGACTTTGTGGACTTCGAGGAATGAGGCAGGCGCACGCTGACATCATCAAGGTCTCCCCCGAGGAGGCCAAGATACTTCAGTTTATGAAGGAGTGCCGTGGCGATCACGCGGCGTACATGGCCAGATGTCTGAAGGTCGTGGGCAAGGACAGCCAGATAGTTCCACTGCGATTGAACTTCGCGCAGGAGATCATTCACGCCAAGGTGCAAGCCCAGTTGAACGAGCATCGGATGGTGCGCGGGATGGTGCTGAAAGCGCGGAAACAGGGTGCGTCGACCTACATCGGCGCGAGATTTTACACCAAGACACGGCTTTGGAAGCACAGACGCGCGGTCGTTATGGCCCACGTGACCTCGTCATCGAAGGATCTGTTCCAGATGGTGCAGAACTTCCACAAGAACGACCCTATGCGTTTGCAGGCCGAGCGGGCCTCTGCACAGGAGTTTCGGTTCAGCAACGATTCCAGTTACGCGGTTGCGACTGCGGGCTCGGGTGAAACCGGCCGCGGCGCGACACCAACCTTGGCGCACCTATCCGAAGCTGCGTTTTACCCTGATCCCAAAAAGACCTTCGCTGGTTTTGTGAACTCGATCCCTATGGCCGATAGCACCGAGATTTTGGTCGAGAGTACCGCGAACGGCGTGGGTAACGAGTTCCACCAGCGTTGGACACGCGCCGAGGCAGGCATCGCGGACGAACACGCGGGCATCACGTATATGCCGATCTTCATCCCGTGGTTCGTCTCGCCGGAGTATCGCCTGCCGGCACCTTTCGGGTTCCAGCTGCGCGGAGAGCCTGAAGGCGACGGTTTGCCGTCTGAACGCGACGTCGCAGACATGTATTCGCTCGACAACGAGCAGATGTCGTGGCGGCGGTTCTACATCGAGCAGCAGTTGAACGGCGATATGCAGTCGTTCATGCAGGAGTTCCCGTCCACCGCGTCCGAGGCGTTCCAGACCACAGGGTTGGAGTTGTTCATCAAGCCGGTCTACGTCATGCAGGCGCGGCGCCGGAAAAACATCCAAGCCCACGGCCCGAGGATACTTGGGGTCGACCCAGCTGGTTTGGGCGGCGATAAGTTTATGATGACCCTGCGCCAAGGCCATGTGGTACACTGGCAACGCGGCCGGTCGAACGTGGAGCCCGGTGAAGAACAGGTTGAATGGGTCGCGGACATCATGCGGACCGAACGCGTGGACCGCGTGAACATCGACTATTCTGGTGGCTGGGGTACGTCCCTGCTGGCCGGGATGAAGCAGACCTACCCGAAGCTGGCAGACAAATGTTTCCCGGTAGACTTCGGATCAAAGTCCCAGCAGAAGCAGGTGGCACCGCACCGTCCCGGACCGCGTAACCGCAGGGCCGAGATGTACCAACGCGCACGCGCATGGCTGCAACTGCCCGAAGGTGTCTCGATCCCTGACGAGGACGAACTGCAGTCTGACCTGGGGTCTATTGCTGCACGTATCTCGGGGCAGACAACGGACCTGCTTTTGGAGAGTAAACAGGACATCAAATCCCGTCTTGGCAGGTCGCCGGACGCGGCAGATTCTTTCGTCTTGACGTTCGCGGTGCCTGACCGCGTGGTTCCTTCAGACTTGACGGCCCCATCTGGGACCACTACTGATAGGTTCAACGAGGGCCGATCCCCTGCACCGCAGGCAGAGCCCTCACCTTTCACGGACCAGTTCTCCCACGGCGGGAATGGCCCAACTCGTTTTGACTCTGGCGGCGGATGGATGACATAATGCAGAACTCGGACACGCAGGGCAAGTCACGGAAACGCCACTCTGTCCAGATGGGCAGCGCGGAAGAAAAGATCGACTTCCTGAAGAAAGCGCAGCACATCTACCAAAAGGACGTCGCTGCCGACCGGCATAACATCGAACCGGCACGCGAAGACATCCAGTTCGTCATCGGCGATCAGTGGGACCAAGAGACGAAACTGCGTCGCACACGCCTGTTGAAGCCTGTTCTGACTGTCAACCGTCTACCTGCCTTTGTCGCCCAGTACCTCGGGTCATGGCAGCAAACAGATACATCCATGAAGCTGGTTCCGACCAAAGGTGGCACGAAGCTGGTCGCGGAGATACGCCAAGGCTTGATCCGAGGGATCGTCAAGGCGCCGATGGCCAAGCACTCGGTCTACACAGCGATGGAGACGGCCTATATCGCAGGTATCGGGAACTTCGGTCTTGAACTGCGTGAGACCAAGAACGACGTATTCACCAAAGAAATGGCCATTGTAGGCTTCGACGACCCGTTCCAGGTGATCTGGGACCGTGCGTCACGTGAGCCAAGCGGGTCCGACGCGAATCACTGCTTCGCCATGCACTACATGACGAAAGATGACTTCAAGAAGTCCTACCCCGACAAGACATGCACCGGCTGGTACGGCGATGAAGCCGACGAGACCACAATGACCATGAACGGTTGGGAGACCGAGGAGATGGTCCGCGTTTGTCATTTCTGGCAGATGCAGGAAGAAGAAATCACCGTCGGTATCGAGAAAGACAGCGGCGACATCATCGACGTCACTGACCAGACCGACGAAGAACGCGTCAAGAACATCGAAACAGACCGCGACGGCGAACTAATGATCCGCGACACCGTCCGGCCCTATGCCGAGTGCTATGTGATGAGTGGCAGCGAGATCCTTGAGGGTCCGTTCCGTCTGAATATCTCACGTATCCCTGTTTTCCGCGTTGAAGGCTGGGCTTTGCAGGAAGCGTCCGTGCGTTACCGCTGGGGCTTCGTTCGGAACTCGAAAGACCCGCAGCGCCTGCACAACTACTGGCGTTCGGTCCTCGCTGAAGAACTGATGAAGTCGGCCGCATCCAAGTGGCTCCTCGACCAGACTGCGATGAAGTCAGGACTGGCCGACCAGTTCCGTAAAGCACATCTTTCCGGCGACAACGTCCTGTTCTGGGACAGCCAGTCCGACGGCGCGAAGCCTGAGTTTATCCAGCCTCCACAGCTGAACCAAGCGGTTCTGACCGAGAGCCAGATGACGGTTCAGGACATCCGCGACGTGACGAACAAGCATCAGGCGTCGATGGGCGTGCAGTCCAATGAGGTTTCAGGCAAGGCGATCAACGCCCGCCAGCGCGTTTCTGAACTCGGCGACCGAATTTACCTCGAGAACATGAACATGGCGCTGTCCGAGTGCGCGATGGTGATGAACGAACTGATCCCCGAGGTCTACGACACGCAGCGCGTGATCAAGGTCATGGGCGACGATGACGAGTATATCCTGCAGACGATCAACGGCGGTTTCGGCGACGAGACCCCAGACATCACGCGCGGCAAGTACGAAGTTACAGCGAAGACCGGCCCATCCTACGCCACCAAGCGCGAGGAGGCGGTCGAGACCATGCTGACCATGATGAACCACATGCCGCAGACTGCGAACTACATCGCTGACATCATCGCGTCCAACATGGACATTCCTGGTGCAGACCAGATAGCCGAACGTCTGATGTCGCTCCTGCCACCGGGCATGGTCGATCCGAACCGCCTGCCAGAAGCCAAGCGCGAGAAGTTCCTGGAGAACCAGAAAGCGATGCAGGCACAGCAGGAGGAGCAGAAGCAAATCCAAATGCAGATGCTTTCCGGCCAGTTCGCCGAACTGGAAGCGAAAGTACGCAACCTGCAGGCACAGGCCCTCAAGTCAGAGGCACAGGCACAGCGCGAGATGTCCGAAGTGGGCGTCCAAGCTGCCAAGGTCGAGACCCAGTACGATCTGGGCCAAGATAAGAACCTGATCGACGCGGCGCAGGTCGGGATCAGTTCTGATAAGCTGGACAACGAACGCGCGAAGATGGGCTTCGACGCTGCCTTCAAGGCGGAAGAACTTGATCAGAAAGGGCGGCAGGCCCAGCAGAAACCCCAAAAACCAGAAACCAATGAGGACTGAGTAAATGGCTGAAGCTATTGAAGACTATGGCGATGTAGAGATGACGGCAGAGAGCCGTCGCCTCGCAGAAGAAGCTGAACGTCAGCAGAACAAGAAGGCTGCCGCGACTGAGGTTGACGACGATGAAGACTTTGGTGATGACGAAGACGACAACCAAGACGACAACGACGACGACATCTCGAAGTATTACGTCGATCAAGATGACGATGACGATGAAGACGACGACGATGAAGACGAGCCCGTCGCTGAGAAAGCACGCCCAAAGGTAGAAGAAAAGCCCAAGTCGAAGGCTCAAAAGCGGATCGAGGAACTGGCCGAGAAGCGCCGGGACGCGGAAAAAGAGGCGTTCGACGCCCAGATGCGCAACCTCGAACTGGAACGCCGCCTCGCAGCACTTGAGCAAGGCAAGCAGGAGCAGGCTGCGCCAAAAGCGACGGTCAAGCCCAAGCCTGACCCGAAGAACTACGACTACGGCGAAGTCGACAACAAGTACATCGACGACCTTGTCGAGCATAAACTGTCAGTAGAGCGTGCCAAGTTCCAAGAGGAGCAAGGCGTGTCAGAAGCCCAGCGCAAGCAGGCTGAAAGTGTCGAACACTACAAGAAGCGTTTGGCAGTCATCTCATCTGAGGGTAGTAAAAAGTTCGGTGACACCTACGAGAAGGTCGTAAACACAGTTGACTTCCCTGCCGACGTCGCGCGGGACATCCTTGATTCGGATCAGGGAGTTGACATTTCATTCTATCTCGCTAAGAATATCGGAAAGCTACGAGAGATGACCTCTATGTCCGCCACCGAGCGTGCAAAGACAATAGGTCGCCTTGAGGAGCGGTTCTCGGCCTCCGCCTCTGCCGGAAAGAAGCGAACAGACGCCCCATCTACACCTAACCGTCGCGGGAAACCCGCAAAAAAACGGCAAAGCGCAGACGAGGCGAAGTACGGTCCCGACGACCAAGACGCGTTCGACCGGGCTTTATTTTCACGCTAATTCCCTAAAGGGGGTCTCCAATGGCTATTACAGTCCCACAGTCCCGCCTGATCCTTAAAACGGTCATGTCGGCTCTCCGCAATAACCTGACGTCTTCGTCGCTCATCGACTGGGAAACACACTCCCAAGAGATGAACGACCGGAACGGCTTTGTCGTATCTGAGCAAGTTGGCCCAGAGTACGTCATTTCTGAAACCACTGGCGCGGTCGCTGACCTCTCCGGCGGTGTTCAGGATACCACATTCGGTTCGCAAACCTTCACACTGAACAAAGTGTTCGGTCTGTCGATGGGCGCTTCCGACATCGAATCAGTCACCGATCTGCAGTCCGCACGTAAGAACCGCGCACTGATGAACGGTATGGCTCGTCTGGCATCCAAGATCGACTACCACATCTTCGACGTGGCGATGAAGTCCTTCCACCTGTCCACAGGTACTTGGGGTACTGACATCGACGTTCCACTTGAGTTCGCACAAGCGCGCACTCGCTTGGCACTGAACAGCCTTGAGTCCGACCAGGACATCAGCGCAGTTCTGAACCACGTCGACCACCAGAACCTCGCGCAGTACATCTACAACGATGCTCCTTCGTTGTCCTCTGAAGGCGAACGCGCAATGCGTAAAGGCTTCCGTGGTATGCTGGACGGTATCCCGATCAAGGCTTCCAACCAGTTGGCTCGTATCACAACCGGCACACGTGCCGTAACTGGTACGGTCTCCGGCGCCGGTCAGGTATCGAACTACTCCGCAGTCGCAGACGCTGGCAGCAACGCTGGCTTCTACAAAACCCAGCTGATCAACTTGGGTGTCACAACAGGCCAGACAGTCGGCGTCGGTGAAGTCTTCACCATCGCTGGTGTTAATGCCTACGACCCTGAGATCGGCCAGAACCGTGGCTTCTTGCAGCAGTTTACTGTTGTCTCAGGCGGCACATCCGCTGGCGGTGTTGTCTCGGTACGGGTCTACCCGGCACTGATCGTTGACGATGGCTCGTCTGTAACCGGCGACAATGCAGTCAACCGCGCTCACGCGACGGTCGATGCCGCACCTGCCGACGCAGCAGTAGTCACCTTCTCTGGTGCAGCTTCTACGGTCTACACTCCTCGCCTGATGTTCCGCAAAGATGCAGTCGTCTGCCACTCGGCACCGCTCATCATGCCTTACACCGGTCAAGGTTTCCGTCGCTCTCTCGGCGAAGCCGAACGCGATAATACAGCACCGCTGATGCCTCGCTTGTGGATGTACTCTGACCCCAACACTGGCGCTCACAAGTGCCGGATCGACGTCTTCGTTCAAGCGCAAGCCCGCGAACGCGAAGCTGGTGTCAAGTTCTTCGGCGTATAAACCGAGGCCCGCAAGACAACTTAGGCCCGCTGATTGACTCGGCGGGCCTTTTTTACGATAGTGTACCAATCCACGTAATAGAAGGGCTGAGGATATGGCTGAAAAGAAACACTTCCCTAAGATGGTCTATTTGTCAGTTGACCCGAACGACCACGTGATCATCCAGACACAGGAAGAATGGCCCGACGGCGCCAAGGCGCACTGGCTTGACTTCGAGAAGATCGCCGCGAAGGCAGAAGCCAAAGAAGGCAGAGCCGACGAGAAAGCTGCCAAGGCAGCCAAAGCAGCTGCCGAAAAAGAATACCGGCAGAGCATTTTTGACTATCTCGACGAGCATGATGTCGACTATGCAAAGAATATGTCGACAGACCGTCTGGAAGCTACGAAGGTGGCACTAGACCAGCACCTCGAAGGCTTGAAAGATGACCCTAAATAGCGAACTGATCACCAGTGCTTACCGCGAGAGCAATTTCGTATCGCAAAGCACTGACCTCACCGCTGACGAACAAGCAGAAGGACTGGCCCTCCTCCAAGGGCTTGTCCTCTCCATGCCAGGTCTTCTGCTCGGCCACAAATACAAGCCTTGGCACCTGCCTTGGCCTAACCGCACCACGACCAAGAGCGGCGACTACCCAGCCAAGTTCGACAAGTTGTACGAGGACCGAGACGTACAGTACCCACCTGTGAACTCTCGCGTCGTTCTCCGCAACCAGTCCCCAACCACTCTTTTCATGCGCGAAATGCCTGCCGACGGCGATCTAATGCAGTTCGTCGATGCGGGCTTCACCGGCGATGTGACCTTGGATGCCAACGGACAATACTTCGGCACCTCCGGCGTAGTCACGACAGTCACGCTGAACACATCTGTTGACGGCGGCAACCGACTCCCCACGCGGACATACCTGTACCGCCAAGACATCGCATCGTGGGTGCAGATTGACACGCTCGTATATGCTGCCGAGATGCCTTACCCTGTCGAGTTCGATGACTTCTGGACCACCCAGCTGGCCATGCGCTTGTCACCCCGATTCGGTAACGAGCCTCGCCAGATCACCATGATGCGGAACAAAGACATGCAAAACTTCGTCCGCGGCTGGTATCGCCGTGACCCAGAAGATGTGATTGTCGGAGACGCAGGTGTCAACACCCACCAGAATTGGGGTGGCCCAGCGAACAACGACGACTTTAGAACAGGGTCCAGATAATGCCCGAAGTTTCCCTCTCCTTCTCCGACTTTGATCGGATTTACGCGGATCTACCACCAGCACCACTGAAGAACCGTTTCTTCGAGGAGAACCCGTTCCAAGGGAAGAAGAACGCTGCCATCGCACGGCCCGGCACGACGTCCATCGGGAACTACGGCGCTGGCCCGATCCGCAAGATATTCTCACAGCCTGGCCTATTCGGCGGGGCTCTTTTCTTTGTGAGCGGGAACGAGTTGTGGCGCCGCGATCCTGACGGCACGACATTCGTGATCGGCGGGATCGTCTACGGCGACGGCGAAGTATCTATGTGCGTTGCGAAAGGATTGGACTATGAGCGGTTATTTATCGCTGACGGCGCACGGCTTCAGTTCTACTCAGGTGGAACCAAGGCCAGCGGCATCATTTCGTTCACAGGCGGCGCTAACGCCCTCGACGGCGACACAGTCGAGATAAACGGCACCTACTATTCGTGGGAAACTCCCGACGGCTTCGGGAACGTGACCACGGGCGTCGGCACACTCGCGGACCCTTTCAAGGTGGCGATCGGCGCTGACTGGGACGCGACTTTGCAGAACCTGCAGGCTGCGCTGCAGTTCTCCGGCATATCCGGCCAGACATACTCCTCGACCATCGGCGGGCAAAACTTGCAAGTCACGGCGTCCTACTCGTCACCGGACCTGACGATCACAGCGCGGATCGACACGGCGGCAGGTAACTTATTCACCCTGACAGATCCAGTTGACGGCGGCAGCAACATCCAGACGCCGGCCCTCGGGTTCTTCACGGGCGGCAACAACCACGGGCTCTCGGGTATCGAGATGCCAGACGGTCTACCGCCCACGCAGGTCACAACACTGAAGTCCTACGTCATTGTAGCTATCGGATCGACGGATCGGTTCTATTGGGTCGCGCCTGCCGCGGTGACTATCAACGCACTGGACTTCGCCACGGCTGAAGCGGCACCGGACCAGATCGTCGGTCTTGTGACGATGCAAGATACAGTTTGGTTTGTGGGGCAGACAGTCACCGAGATATGGTACGCCACGGGTGACGTTGACCTACCGTTTACACCCGTCACTGGACGCGTTTATGACCGAGGCGCACTTCCAGGCACGGTTGTCAACATCAAAGGGACTTTGTATCTTGTCGATCAGGATTACATTGTCTATGCTATCGGTGGGCAAGCCCAGCGAATTTCCAACCACGGTATCGAAGAACAGATTCGGCTTTCGGTCGCAACGGAGTCATAACATGACCTTAACTTACTGCTCCTCAATGGACATCTATGGCACTGGCGCGACGAGTCTTAGTGGCCGCACGTACGACTTCACCACAGACGACTGGACTATCGCGGGCGACCTTATCTCGAACTCCCCTGCCTTTGGTCCTGAAGCTGGACCGTGGAATTTCTACGGTGGATGGTACATCGACACCTGTCCGTGGGGGCAGCGGCGCGGCGACTACGCGTTTAGAGGCACCGCCCAGATGACACGCGGACCGACCTCCGGTTTCACAATGACGAACAGCGGGAACGAAATCCCACTGTTTCCCATTCCCGGTGCAGGTCAGGATGTCCGCATCATCCACTTCGCGTTCTCGATTTCTTCACTGCCTGGCGACCCCGGACGCCAAGGGCGGATTATGTCGTTCCACAACGGGTCCGGCACTTTGCGCGGGCAGCTGATGGTGAACCCAACAGGGCGGCTGGAAATCTACAACGGCGGCCGGACCGACGTATTGACATCCTCGATCAACCTACCGACCCTACTCGCTACGACATCTGCTCCCGTCATTGTCCCAGAGACATGGGTTTCCCTGAACGTAAAGATTACTTCGAACGGGGTAGACGGTAACGTGGACCTACAAGTCTACGTCGGCGAGATTATCGCGGCCAATCTGGTTCTGGACCTCACGGCAGTAGCGTTCAGCAGCGACGGCACCATCGACGGCCTTGGTCTCTTGGGGCCAAGCTTTGCTGCTTTTGGTATGACCTCTGACAGCTCGACGAAGTATATGCGTGACCTTGTGGTCTGCGACACATCAGGCACAGAGAACAACGACCTTCTGGGACAGGTGTTCGTCGGCGCTCAAGAGGTACGCGGCGAAGACCTTGGCGGCGGCTGGTCAGCCGAGGCACGCACCAATATCTCCGACGGTGTTCTGAACATGCAGGACGCCAACACCGGCCTTCGCGTCGGCGACAACGCCAATCTGGAACTCGGCACCGGAGACTTCGCCATCGAAGGCTTCTGGCGGTTCCACTCACTGCCTATCGGCACCGAGGAGATGGTCCTCGCTTCGAAGTGGGCGGGTGATACGAACCAGCGGTCGTGGAAACTCTACTACGATGCTGATCCAGGAGAGATCAAATTCGACATCTCCACTGACGGATCGGCGGTCACGACGGTATGGTCTTACCCGTTCACCCCGGACCTCGACAAGTATTACCATTTCGCAGTGGACCGCGAAACTGATGTCCTACGTGTGTTCGTAAACGGCACCCAGTTCGGTGTCGACATCGCGGATACAAACACCTACTTTGACGGCACGGCCAGCTTTGGCCTTGGCGCTGAGTACACAGGCGCCAACGCGCTGGTGACAGCAACAGCCTTTGACGGGTTTGTCGACGAGTTCCGCCTCACAGTCGGGTCATCTAGGTACAACGCGAACTTCACACCCACAACAGTGCCGTTCGGTCGAGATGGCATTGACGACACGGACTTCGCTAACGTCGAACTCCTGATGGGCTTTGACAACGGCGCTCTTGTGGACGAGTCATCCAACGCGTTCACACTCGTTCCCGGAGCGGGGGTCGCGGTAAATACTCCACTGGACGGCGACAATTCGTTCCAAGTCCTGAACCGCCGCCCATCGTGGGACGACACGTATATCGAGGCTCGGAACACCTTCGCGACCACGATCTTGACACTCACAGGGTTGCCGCTGGACACAGAGACGGTCACGCTCGGGTCACAAACCTACACGTGGGTCACTGCGCTGTCAGCTGGTCCGACCGTCGCATATGAGGTCTTGATCGGCGCAGACGAAGCAGAGTGCATCTCCAACATCCTTGAAGCCGTAAACGGCGGTACGGGGCTGGGGACAGTCTACAGCGCGGGTACAGTCGCCAACCTCGATGTGTTCGCGTCTACCCTTCCATCCCCACAAGTCTCGTTCACAGCGACAGCTATCGGGGTCGCGGGTAACTCAGTCGCAAGCACTGAGACGCTCACAAACGGATCGTTCCCAGACACCACGTTCGCGGGTGGCGAAGACATCCCTGCGTACTCACAGTTCGCTATGGAGCGCCTGCCGGTTGACGTCACAAGTATCCTCGGACTGCAGATCACTGCCCGCGGATACAAGTCAGATGCTGGTGACGCCAACCTACGCTTCGACCTCGTTGGTCCAAGTGCGGGTGTCGGCACAGGTGCGCCCCTATCGACTGACCTGAGCCCAGCTTGGCTGCGCCAGATATTTGAAATTGACCCTGACACCGCTGCGACGATCACACCCTCTACGATCACTGGGGGCCGCATCCGCGTCACAAGAACGGTGTAAAAGATGACAGACCTAGCCGTCTCAGGCGTTTATGCCCAGTATATCGAGGCGTCACCAGCCGTCGCCAGTTTTCGCCTTTCCCAGCTTCTAGGTGAGGTAGTCACTCAGGGCTCCCCGAAGCGTATCCAGCTGTCCCAGATCGAGGGGCAGGTGTTGTTCCAGTCGACCCCGAAGCGGATACAGGTCGCGCAGCTGCTGGCGCAGATACTGGTCCAGAACGCAGGGGACGAGACCGGTGGAGGCCGGTTCAGTGTCAGTACGCTTGAGCCACAGATCGTTTACTCTATCGGCGTTCCTGATACCCCGCGCCAGAAGGCGTGGACTTTCGACTTTGACGGCCACACGTTCTACGTCCTCGACCTCGCTGAAAGAGGCGCAATGGTCTACGACCTGACAACCCAATCGTGGTCCCAGTGGGATACGGCAGGTTACGATGGTCACTTCAACTTCAAGAACGGTTTTCATTGGCGCGACGGTAAACAAGTCATCGGCGGGGGACTGCTTGACGGTCTTCTGGTCGCGTTGGACGAAGACTCTTACATCGACGAAGACTTCCGACCAGTGACCTATGAGGTCAACGGCGTGATCTTTGCATCGTCCGAGACCTACATTCGTCAGTTCAACCTGCGTCTGATCGGATCACCTGGCCGCACAGGTCTCGTAGACCCCATCAGCCCGCCGGTACTGAGCATGACGTTCTCCGACGACAACGGCGCGACATGGTCAAACCCCAGAGCAATCGAACTGACATCGAACCCCCAGCAGCGGATCGAGTTCCGTTCGCTTGGCGCGTTCCGGCAGCCCGGTCGGATATTCAAACTCTACGACAACGGCGGCGTGAAGTTCATTGCGTATGTAATGGCTGACGTCGAGGGTGGCGAAGGTGGCTCGTAGAACAACCCCATTAAACCCTAATCAGCCGATGGTTGACCCAGAAACGGGGAACCCTTCAGCTTTTTTTATGAGGTGGTGGCAGGACCAAGTGAGGTCGAACGCCGCCATCGCGAACCTTTCCACACCCGAAGCTGTCTCCGCAGTTCTGGATGTACTTGCGCCGGGTGCAGCGCAAGGCGACGTCTTGTACCGTGGAGCGACCCTGTGGTCTAGGTTGGCATCAAGCACCTCCGGCTTCGCTCTCAAGACGCAGGGCGCCGCCGCTGATCCGGTGTGGGAAGCTGTCGTCAACTCAATCAACGACCTAACCGACGTCGATACGACCACTGCACCGCCTACGGACGGCCAGGTACTTGCTTGGGTAGACGCAGACGGAGAGTGGCAGCCCGCGACACCAGCGGCATCCGGCGCCATTATCATCAACGACCTAACCGACGTCGACACGGCCACCGCCCCACCGACAAACGGACAGGTGCTTACATGGTCTAGTGGGGATAGCGAATGGCAGCCTGCTACCCCAACTAGCGGAGGCGCTACGGTCATCAACGACCTTACCGACGTAGACACGGCAACTGTTGCTCCAACAGACGGGCAAACATTGGTTTGGTCAGCGGCCGACAGTGAGTGGCAGCCTGCTACGCCTGCCAGCGGGGGCGCTACGGTCATCAACGACCTAACCGACGTAGACACAGCCACAGCCGCGCCAACTGACGGACAGACGCTTGTTTGGTCAGCGGCCGACAGCGAGTGGCAGCCTGCCACGCCTGCAGCCGGCTCTCCGGCGACGCAAATCACGGTCACGGGCGTCTCTTATACGGCAGCCGACTCCGACTTCGCCGGTAACAAAACGCTCCTGGTCGACAACGCGTCTGGGTGTAACATCACGGTCGCGCCGAGCCTGACCAATAAAGAGGATTTAGACATCGTACAGATCGGCGCCGGTTCGGTCGTGTTCAACGCAGGCGCGGGTGTCACTATCCAAAGCGCGGACGGTCTCCTAGTCACCCGAGTCCAGTTCTCATGGGCCAAACTCACCCCAAGTATCTCGGGGTCTGACCTGTACTATCTTCGTGGCGACCTGAAGGCAGGGGCGTTCAGCCTGTTTATCCCTGTGAGCGCGGATCGGTTTGTTTTGTCTGACGGCGAGATATACAACGTCGCGCAGGGCGATTTCGTCTCGGCTGACCTTGTAGCCGCCGACGAGTTGTTCTCGAACGACCTCGGACAAGTTATCGACTCAGCCGGAGAAGAAGTGTATGTTTCACCAGTGGGCTTGTTCTTCGCGCCTGCGGGGTCCGATGGGTTCGAGTTCGCTGAAGGTGGCCTGTTGGTAGTCGGGAGCGCACTTCTCCTCGCCTCAAACGGCGATACTCTACTCACTTCAGACCTTGACCGTCTGACCCTATAAGGAGCCTTTGCCATGGCAAACTATGTATCAACGCTATCAGGGGCCGAAGTCGAAGCGGCTTTAGGGTTCGCGAACAACGGCTCGCATACGTGGCTAAGTTACGACATGATCACCCCAAGCGTAGACGGTAGTCTTAACATTGCTAGCACGACAGACCACGGCACCGGCCTTTTTTCGTTCACGCTAACGTCTCTAATGACGAACGCGTTTTACGCGGCGCTTGTATGCGGGGGTATAACTAATGCCATCGCTCGCCGCGTTACTACCATGTCAGGCGACAATAAGGTGAAAGCCACAGACGGTTGGGGGGTTTCGGCCTACGTGGGAAACACCTCCGACTTAATTGATTCAGACGCAATGAACCTAACTATTAACGGTCCGCTAGCATGACACACATTATAGGAGGGAGGGCCAATGGCTGACTATACACTACCGCTGACGGGGCCGCAGATTGATGTTGCTTTGTTGGCCGCTCCTTCGACTCAACTGAATTACAACCAGTCATTTAATACCGTCAACGCTTCCGTCAACGTAACGTCCGTTACAGACAGTTCTGCCGGAGACTTCACGATCAACATCACAAGCGCGTACACC